GCTCTTTTGTCTAAAGCATTAGAAGCATCGATTGGTAAATCAGAACTAAAAACTATCGGTGGCGATCCTCATCGTGTTGGATTAGATCAGTTTAAAACCAAATTAGTTGACGTTTTCAAAAAAGATATGGATCTTATTGAAAAAGGCGTCATAAAACCAGAACAATCGATGTTTGCTGTCGTTGACGATACTGGTAAAATGATTGGTAAAAAAACACCTGAAGAAATATTTGATACAATCAAACAGGCTGGAGAACTTCAGTCCGCCCGATATGGTGCTATTGGTTCGAGAGAAGTTACCGGTGAGCAACTTAAAGGTGCGTTAGATATAGTTGATCGTACTCTAAGCGAGAGAGGTATGATTAAAGCCGCTTCGTATTTAGGAAAACGAGCATTTAATAAACCTGAACCATCAAAAGTATCTCCAGTTCTTGAAACCGCTAGATCATTATTTGATGCTAGTCCTAAAACCATTGGTCAAGTTTCAGCCATGCTTTTAAACGATCCTGAAACTAAAAGATATGGTGAATCTCTAAGACAGGCTGAAATTGAAAATAATCAGCAGAAGAAAAACGCAACTCTCTTTGCTGCTATGCAAAATCCAAAATCAAGAGAAATGATTTTGAATTCACAAAAAGCTCCAGAAAGAAAACCTGCTGGAGAAATAGACGAAGATTACATAGCTAAAAGAAATAGATTTATAGAAGAAATGGAATCAGGGCCGGGTGCGTCTGAACAAAAAGAATTTAATGTTTATAAAGACAGTAAGGGTCTTCGTACAATCGGTCATGGGTACAATATCGACGCACCGGGACAATTTGATAAAATGAAAAAAATTCTGGGCTTATCAGATGAACAAGCGGATGCTATCGTTTCGGGTGAAATGAGTATAAGTAAAGAACAGGCTGATAAGCTATTTAACTTTTCAGCCAAAAAAGCCGAAAGACAGCTGGATGAAAAACTACAGTCAATCGGCGGCGTGCAGTTAACCTCAGATCAAAGAGCCGCTCTTGTGAGTATGATCTATAATTCACCAAAATTAATTGGTCCTAAGATTTTAGAGGCTTTAAAGTCCGGCAATTATGAGGAAGTAGCTAGATTAATTAGCATCACTTCTGACTTTCAAAAAAGAAAGCATCCCGGTTTACCGATCCGTAGAAGAAAAGAAGCAGCTCTTTTCTCTGGATCTGAAGAAGAATAAGGAGAATATATGAAAGAATGGCTTCATGGTATTTTAGTTTCGTCCGTTGCCTTTCTTTTACCAATAAAACTGGTGATTCTTACAGCCGGTATTTTAATTATAGCTGATCTTTTTACAGGTATGCTTGCTGCTAAAAAAAGAGGCGAGAAAATTACAAGCGCGGCTTTGAGTCGAACAGTAGCCAAGATGGCTGTTTATCAAACCGTTATAATAACTGGATTCATGTTGCAAAAAAATTTATTAGGCGATATAGTGCCAGTGATTAACATTGTAGGCGGTGTTATTGGGATGGTGGAATTCAAGTCTATAATAGAAAACGCTAACACCATTCTAGGCACAGATATATTTAAAGAGATTATAAAAAAGATGGCATCCAGAAACGATTCGTTGCCGTTATCACAACCAAGCGGTCCTGAAAAAAAGGATGATCAGGCCCCGCCTACTTCTTAGTTTTTTTATTTTTAGATCTTTCTTCGTCTATTTTGGTTATTAAATAATCTTCAAAAAAATCTGTTTTTAAAAACTTGTTATTTTCACTAACGTCTTCAAAGAATTTTAAATTCCAAGACGCTTTTGATCTTGTGTAAATGCAGCGATTCCGCGCATTGTTTCGGTCATAGCAATCCTTTTTTAGAGATTTATTTTTATGTAGATTGCTTCTTGGACGTTTGCTGTTCATCTCAGCATTAACATATTCTTTAGTGAATTTGTTAAGCCATTCCTTTTCTTTAGGAGTTAGCTTTTTTAGATAATCATAATCTGAAATTAGATCTTGCCTAGTTTTTAGATTTAATTCCGGTTTAAGTGCTGCGTATTTTTCCTTGGATCTCTTTGTTTGTTTCTTGTTTTTTTTCATTCTGTTCACTCCTAAGCTGTTCGATTTTTTCCATATTAAATTCTCCCTTTAATTTAAAAAACGATCTAGACTTACCGATTTTACTTTTAAAATAAAACTTTAAAAGGCTACTTAAATTCATCTTGCATACTTTAACGGTTTTCCTTTTATATCTCCATTTTACATACCATTTATAAATTTCGTGAAGAGACATCCATTTGTCTGACTCAACTATTTCCATTTCGTTAATGAAATCTTCAACGTGTTTTTTAAATTGAAATGATTTCTTTAGATGTTGTTTAGCTCTTTTTTTTCTTATAGTTTCATTGTTAAAATTAACTAAATCATTTTTAATCAGGATAAAATTTATATCACTTTTTCTTTCGATTGCAAATATTTTTTTTATGGTTCTATAAAAAATTTGATATCCTTTTGGCTCGCCTGACCACGTTTTATAATGCGCATACAAAACCGGTACCGGCATCTTATTTTTACCGGGTTGGATATTAAGAGCATTAATAAACTCAGTGACATCGAAATCACTATCTAAAGACTCAACTTGTTCAGAAGATAGCTCATTACCTTCTAATGCGTTTAGAAGGGCTTCAATTTGTTTATCTTGAGATTTGTGACGCTCCATATACAGCCAACCCCGTTGCTACTACTCCTAAACTAAACCATATAATCTTTTGTATGTCCGTTGTTGTTTTAGCCTCGTTTAAAGCCTTGGCTAATTCATCGTTTTGTTTTAGAAGTATATTCACTTTATTATCATAATAAATTTCATTTTGTTTGTATAGTCTTATCGTTCTTTCATAGGATTCGTTTAGCTGGCTTTTTATGTCACATTCGATAAGTTTATACCGCATTTTTTGAGCTTCTTCAAAAGGAAAGAGGACTCCCTCAAAGGGAGCCCTCTCGTCTTTCTTTAGGTTAATAACCTCGCCAGCGAAGCTATTATTTGCCACCATTAAGCTTATCATTAAAAAACTTAGCAAGCGTTTCATTTAAAACCCTTTCAGCTTTTTTATCAAGCTGTTCTTGGAGTTCGTTTCTTTTATTCTCTTCTGCTGCTAATTGCGCATCAACCTTATCAATTTTTGCTTGTTCTTGTTGCACTTTTTCTTTTGATTCAAGGTTTGTGTTTAGTGACTCAGCCGTTTTTCGTTTGCTCTTTTCATAAACAAGAAGACCAACTAAAACTGCGATGGTTCCTAAAAGGTACTCCATTACTTTAGTCTCACTAGATCATCAATGAGATTGAGACTCTTAGCATCTTCAGCATCGATCCAAAGGTTATCCTTTTGGAGTTCCATAAACGTTTCATACTTCATAGAAGATCGTTCAGCGATATAACGATTGGTTTTTTCAACCATGCGTCTATAGTATTGTAGAATACTATTCATTTCACCGAGCGATCCGCGAGCGCCTCCAGATGCATCGTGGAACATGATAGTGCTACGATCTAGAGCAAACCGCTTTGTTCCATGCTCTAAAATAACAGCGGCCATTGAAGCACAAAGACCAACGCATACTGTATAAACCGGTCCATCTGCTGCTTGCATCAATGAAATCATTTCGTTACCAACATCGACGCTTCCTCCCGGAGAATCGAGGAGAACGAAAATTGGATCCTTAGAGTTTCCTAGTTGTTTAAGCTGTTCTTTCACAGCGTCGTCTGATTCCTTAAAATAACCTATAGGAAAGTTAATTTTAACAGAACGTTTTTCATCAATCTCTAAGGTTTTAATAACCTTACTTTCATTTACAAGTGTTGAAAGTTTACTAACTTCAGCTTTAGTACCAACGATTGGTACTACGGCCTTATGTGTAGGGATTAAGACCTCTTGATTAGTGTAGGACTTATTTTCATAATGTCGAACAACTAGACTGAGAGCAGTTAGGACTCCAAGAACACCTAGAACTAATGGTTTTTTATTCATTTTTATTTACCTTTCTTTTTTTATTATAGTATTTTCGCATCTCATCTTCAAGTCCAGTTTTAACATCGTGACAACGCCTACACAAAACTTGAAACCCTTCCTTTTCAGGAAACATTTTTTCAATATAATCATCCCAAGTAGTGAACCCGGTTTTAGGATCAACTACCGGAACAATATGATCTAAACAAATTTCTTTGTTTTTAAAAAACTCTTTACAGTGCGCACACTCGTATAGTCCTTTTTCTTTTCTAGAACACTTCAGGGCGTCTCCTCTAGGAGGCCATCTATACGTTGCTCGTCTTAGTGAGTTAATAATGAAACTCTTTAGATTACTTCTTTTCGGTTTTGGACCGCCATCCGCAGAGTTCACATCTTTTAAAACATCGCCCCGCAACTGTAATGTTTGTAAGTTCGGATCTTCCGCAACTACTACAGAGAGATCTTCTTTCGGGGGTAGTTCTTGGTTCTTCTTCTTCTTCATGGTTAGCTTCTTTTACATATTCATTGAAACCTTTATCTATTTTTCTTAATCTTCTTAGAAGGCTTCTGTTTAATGATTTTAGTTCTCTTATTTCTTTTTCTAATTTTTCAACTTCATCTTCTTCTTTGTTTTTTCTTTTGCTCATTAAGCACCGCTGCTACCGAACCCGTTTTGTCCTCGCTGGCTGTTCCAGATTTCCTTGATTTCAACGATATCAGGAGTTTCAACCTTATACAATAGTAATTGTGCTATTTTCTGACCTTTTTTAATTAGATAACCTCTTGATCCATCTGCAAAAAAATCTACGTTCGTAATATTATGTACAATTATGCAGATTTCTCCAGCATACCCGGAGTCCACGACTCCTCCTCCTGTTCTCAACCCCTTAGAAGCAATAGAACTACGATCTTCAATCTTACCTACATATTCATTTGGAACAAGGATTGATACGCCAGTTTTAATAATTTTAGTAGACCCTATGGGAATGAAGATAGTTTCGTTTGAATATAAATCCATCCCAGCATCTGTTTTATTATTTCTCGTTGGAAGTTTTGCGTTTTCTGTTAGTTTTAACACGCTTACTTGTTGAATGTTGTTTTTCATGGGTGTCTCTTTCTAGCATGAATTGCTTTATATAAAAACAGGCGTCAATTAACTCTTCGTATAGGTCTTGTATGGCGTCTCTATTATTGTGAGTGTATAAGTAAGTTCCGTAGGTTTTTTTACCCGACTCCATCCTTTTGTTAATATCCCTTAACAGTTTTTTTCCAACTAGAATCTTTTTTTTCATTTCTTTTTCGGTATTAAATGCGGCACTCCGTTATCAATATAACCAAATCCAACCCAAACCTTTGTTAAACTGGAAGCAGCATAATCAAAGGAGCGACCATTAATATCGACAGTACAACCAACATCAAGACCAAACAATCTCTTATCAAATGTACAAACATATTTTAGTTCAGCCTTATGTGTGTGACCTTGTACAACATTCATCCCTAGTGTGGATACTTTGGCCGCGACTGAACCAGAAAGCTCGTCGCCATGCATAAACGCTATATTATCCAATACAAAAGGATTCGGACCTAGATGCCACTTCCACCCCTTAGCGGGGATTAGTTCGTCTAGAGTGCGAATCATTGCTTTAGGTAGGCCAGCCTCAGAAGCTTTCTTTAAATATCTACGGTCATGATTTGAATTTAATATAACCATATTTGGAAACATTTTAGCCATTTCCAAGGCTGATTTAACCGACTTTTCCCATTCAAGTTGTGGACTGTCGTCCTCCGGACCTTTTGGAAATCTGCTCCATGCTTTTTGATCAAGCATGTCGCCCGTCGAAACAACATGAGTTATTTTATGTTGTTTAGCAAATATTCTAGCCTGTTCTAAAACATCAAAGTCTGCATCTGGATGATGCGAATCGCCTAATACAAGTATTCGTTTACTCATTTTTTACCTTTCTTGAAAACGTTACCATCTTTAAGAACATAGGATACAGCTTCTTCCATTTTCAAGATTTGTTGTTCAGTTAATCCTACTTCAAATTCTTCACTAATAGCGTGAAGACACTCGTGTAAATAAGTTTTTACAAGCTCTTTCGGGGTCTGTCCATTTTTAAGAACAATCTGTTTATCCTCAAGCCTAGTTTCACCTAGAGTAGTCGGACTTGTAAACTCATCAATAAAAAGAACTTCATATGAGTTATTGCCTATAATAACTCTAGAAGGGATTCTTCTTTTAAGTTTACTCCAGTTAATCATTTTTTTTCCAAAATTCTTTTATATTTTGAATGGCTTATTTCTAATAAAGTTTTATTGGTTTGAAGATTTGATATTATGAGAGACACTGGCTCGTATTTTTTATAATACGAAAGACCCTGAATAGTCAAGTCTATAATTAGAATTATTTTTTCTAAATCAGAAACTAAGACTTTAGCCAGTTTATATTCTTTTATATTAATTACATCAGACATTAAAAATCCGACATTCCCATAGAACGCTTTTTTTGAAAAGCATCCTTAAATAATTTTATTTCTTCCTTCATTTCTTTAAGAACATCTTCTAGCTGTTTATCATAAATAGCTGATCTTATGACACATTCTTTAATATGCGCTGGAGAAAAATCTTCAAATTGGATACTTGATAAAAGTTTTTGAGCGGCTAAATTGGGCTGATCCTTTAAGAAAAACTCCAGAAGTCGTGCTCTTTGTTCCCCACTTGGAAATCCAACTTGAATCTTATCATCGAATCTACCGGGACGATTAGTTAGATTGCCAAGAAAAACTTCCGGATGATTCGTAGTTGAAATGACTAGAGTTGGAATTTTAAATGCTTTTTCATTATTGTCGAGAAGAGAGAGTAAACTACTGTCGGATCTAACTCTAACCTCGTCGATTTCAACTCCACCAATATCTTCCATAATTAGAATTTGTTTTTCAATATTCTTATATGAAAAAGACTTAATGAAGTTCTTAACTTCAGCAGCATCAAAACAATCGGTTTGATAAATTACAATTAATGTTTTTTTATCTTCAACGTATTTATTGCTAATTTTACTAATCGCCGTAGACTTACCCGTTCCGGGAGGACCGTAGAGAAGAATGTTGCGTTTAGGGATTTCGATCCCATATCGCTTATATACATTGAACTTGTTGAAAAAACAATCAATCCTAGTTTCAATATCCTTAGTGTGGACAAAGCTATCTAAAATTTCATCCTTTACAAAAGAAGTAGGTTCTAAAACCAAGGAGTTATTTTTACGCTTGATGCAAAAAACACCGGGATTTACTTCGTATTCAGGTTGAGTTTCTGGCGCAGGTTCAATGTACTCAAACTGTACAAATCTTTGTGAGGAGAAAATGGCATAGTCGGATTCTGGTACAATATCACCCTCTTGCAGAGAGTCTATTGTTTTGGCTGATTTTACTTTAAAAAATCCCATTATAGCTCCTTCCCGTGTGCTTTGGATTCAGCTGCCCCATTTGTGGTCACACGAACAAGAGTGGCGTTTTCTTTAAACTCACTGTAATCCTTAGCGCCCACATAAGAGAATGCGCTTCTTAACCCACCTGAGATTGTCTGCATTACGTTTTTTACAGATCCCTTGTATTTGACAAGGGTAGCTTCGCCTTCTGGCGCTCGATGGTTGGCAATCTTATTCTGCACCTTATAGCTATCAAGGGAGGCCGACCCCCTGTACTTCTTATGCCATAAGGCTTGTGGTGCTTCCTCGTGTTTAGAATAGTAGTTAAGATAAGAACTACCGTTATAGTTCTTTGTTTCAAAGGCGATGATCTCTCCGGGTGTTTCTTCTGTTCCGGATAGCATGCTGCCTAGCATCACAGCCGTTGCTCCAGCGGCAAGCGCCTTAGCGATATCGCCGGATGTTCTCATCCCTCCATCAGCAATAAGAGGTACACCCAGAGTTGCGCAATCAATAATACTTCCCAAGGTGGGCAACCCGCAGCCCGTAACAACCCGTGTAGTACACATAGAGCCACCGCCAATGCCAATCTTATAAGCATCGGGTTTCATCTTTGTTTTAAGGCGATATACAAAAGACTCAATATCACGAGCAGTTGCAAAATTTCCCACAATAATACTTGCGTTTCCACCAACGTACTCCCTTAATTTTTCATACTGTTCAACAACGTGAATACTCGCACCGTGAGCAACATCTAGGAGAAATACTTTGGCTCCTGTATCAAATAAAACTTTGGCTCTTAAAATTTCATCTTCGCCAACCCCAAATGATACAATCGGTTTTTTAACCTGAGAAAAATCATAATTCGATCCATTTTCGACATCTTCCTCGGTTTTAAGGAACTGTTCAATGTTTTCTTCAATGGACATAAAGCGGTGAAGTGCTCCCACTCCCCCTTGCAGTGCAACCTCTGTTGCCATCCGTGCTTCGGTGATGGTGTCCATGTTCGAGCTGATCACAGGGACTTGAAGTTTCATACCCGCAAGACGGGTTGAAATATCAACTTCTTTTCTTGATCGAATTTCTGAAAACTTAGGAAGAATGAGAACGTCATCAAAAGAGAGAAATTCTTTCATGGTAAAATCCATCCGTGTTGGTGTAATAAACGTCTTTAATTCCAACTTGTCTAATCAATTCTAAACAGCATTCACACGGTTTTGCAAGCGCAAGATTGCCGTTCTTCGTTTCCCTATAAACGTAGATAGAGCATCCTGAAAGATCTTCCTGCTGACAATTCAGGATAGCAGCCATCTCGGCGTGTATTGTTTTAAATCTAGTCTTAGCTTTTGGGTGGGTTTTTGTTTTATTGAACCCGATTCCAACAATCGAGTTTTTGCGCACAACGACTGCCCCTAGCTTATGAGGAGGGTAATCAGATTTATACGACAGCTTTCTAGCCAACTCGAAAAAATTCGTTTTCATCCAAGAGTTTCCTCTTCGTCTTCAGATGATACTTAGGAAGAATAGACACGTCAAGTACGGTTGAGAAGATTTGCATAGTCTTCCAGATCTTTTCAATCAGTTTGTATTTATCGTAATCTCCGTCAAAATTCTCAAGCAGACTTAAAGAGCCATCGGATTTAAAATAAAAATAACGTCTATCTCCCGGTTGAAACTCTTCACCCTCAAGAGCATCCGCTACCTTCTGTTCATTTGTTCTTTCTGGATTTAGGACAGCTTCAGTGATTGACTTTCTTGAAGCCCACCGTTTCATGTCTTCAACACGCAAAGCTTCTTTAACGTAATGGTGATAAATATCAACGAAGTTATTTTGATCGTTTAAAATATCATTAATTATTTTATCAATCAACTCTCTAAGAGCAGGTTCTTTAGTTGTAGCTTTTAATGCCGAACCTTTTGTTTTTATTTTTTTGCCATCCCAGAGAACATAGTTTTTAGCTTTGATAACAATGACCTTTTTAAAGACGCCATCGTTTTCAAAATTAATACGGCTTGGAAATAAAGAATTGACTTCATCGAGAAGCTCCTTAGTCTCTTCTTCCGTAAAAGGACTATTATCCTTTTTACAGAAAGAAATAGAGTCAGTATCAGCATTAACGAGAATGAAATCATGTTGCCTCATATTCTTTACCCGTCGCCCATTTAATAGATGTTTTAAGAATCTCTCTACCCTTTTCAGTTACGAAAGCTGCACACTTCGGGCTATTAAAAGCCAAGCCCGGAGCGCCCATGAATCCATATGCTGAGTTAATTAGAATCTTAAATGCGCCTTGTAGGGCGTCGTATTTAGCGTCACCGGTTTCCTTTAGTAATTTTTTATACTTTAATCGGGTTTCTGTAAACTTCAATACTAAGGATAGAAAGTTAGCTTTGGGATCTTTTTCTTTATCATAGACTTCGTACTCAAGAATGATTGAAGGGTATAGCGACGACACGTCAATTTTAAATACATTTGTAAATATACCCGGATTACCGATACTGATTGCCCCTTCAAATACTTCCTGAGTATGTGCTTTTGGAATACTATGTGCTTCTTGTAGGTAACTTCTAATCATCATCGAGTTGAGCTGGCTTCCCGAAGCAGATTCGATTACTGATTGAAATGATTTAGGAATGGATTGCGTCATGTAGAAAAATGGTCGAATCATCAGATCGTATAACGCAAGCGCATCGTCTGAGTCGTCCCGACAATATTCTTTAATTTTAATCCACTCGATTTTGTTTGTATAGTTGTGTCTGATTAGAGATGCATCATAAAAAGTTCGATTTTCTTTCTCCAGTCCTTCTTGTTTAATGATGTTCTTTAATCCGTAGCTATTATATTTACGACTAGCGATATCGTGCTTAATGGAAAGAAATAGAGTATCGATGATCTCTCTGCCATAAACATGGATTTTATTATATTTAATAAATTGATTTGATTCTTTTCTGAACTGACTTTCGTAATTATCGAATTTAGCAGCGGAGTCGTTTCTTCCCAGAATTAGTTCTAGTCCTTCTTTTTCGGATATTTTTCTAAGATATTGAAAATCAAATCCTAGAATATTGTGCCCAATCAAAATAGACGGATTTAATTCACGAACTCTTTTACAAAAGGTCGATATCATTTCGCCTTGAGTCGAATATTCATCGAACGCAAAAAGATCCTTAGTTAATTCACCTTTATGGTTTCTAAAGGTTAAACTAATTAAAAGAACCTTAGCGTTATCATCTTCTGGATTTAATGTAGTTGTTTCGATGTCAAAACTTAAAATCGATACTTCAGACGGAGAAAGTCCTTTGAAGTAGGTATATCCATCTTTCATCATGAACGATTCTTTTTGATCGTATATAGAAAATGTGTCAGATTTTCTGAGCTGTGCTCTTGTTTTCAAGAAAGCTTCTCTAGTTGAGAACTGTCTTCCGTATTTATAATGAAGATCCCCCTGCAGGCGAATCCAATTATGATCTTCTCTTCTATTGGAAAGGATCCAGAATTTATTGCTGACAAAGGTTGTTGTAATAACTCCGTGTTTTTCTGTAAAAAGTTCGGCAACATCGTCGTTGATTTCGATACTGACGATATTTTCAGTGGCGTTCTTTCCGTAGATTAGTTTGTCCATTGATAGTATGATAGATGAAATCTAAGAGTTTATCAAATGATTCGGCGTCATTTTGATACATTAATACTATTGATTTATCTTCTTCGTTATATGCCGTAAAAGAAAATTCATCACCTTCTATTACGATTTTATAACAGGGTTTCCAGGATGTCATTTATTTCTCTTTCATTAAAGGCTTGTATAGTAATGGTTATATTACCGTATTCATGTTTTTCTTTATTGATTACGTCGTAGACTTTTTGTATTCTTTCTTCGATTGTCATTTCAGAAAACATGGAACAACTGATGATGATATTAAGTGTGTTTTCTTCCTCTATGAATTCGCTGCCGATGAAAATTGGCCTAAATTCTATTATTAATAGTTTTTCAATCGGATGCATTCTAGAGTTATATGACACCATTAGTTCATATCTCTTCTAGATTTATTAGAAAGAGAGCCCATTAGTTCGGACAATTCGTCCTTTTTATCTAGAGTTTGAATAAACACTATTCTTTCCTTTTTTATAGCCTGACTAACCTGATCGGGACTTGAACCTAAATAAATATAATTATTATCTGAGTCCAATAAATATCCTTCGACAATTAAAGGATGAGCAGAATCCTCGTTGGACAACGAGCCATCGGAGGCGTTTTCAACGAAATTTGAGGTGGTCAGTGTGAAGTCTGTTAAAACTTGAACCATTTCTCCAATGAAACTTAAAAGAAAAACCTCGCTGTCCGGTAATGAGTTGCGCTGATCTTCCATATCAGTTCCATTCATTTGACTCTTGTTCTTTGATTTTTTCTGCACGTTTACGTTCTCTGAATTCTTTAAGCTCTGTCTTTTCTTCTTCTGTGAGTTCACGGATATCACCTCTCTGTCCATCCCAAGAAAAATCTCCCGACCATAGACTTCCAAATCTATTTTTAACGATAGCAAATGAGATGTAGCGATCGTCATTGACGTGCTTTGGGTTATACCCATCGCGCCACAGGGTGAGAATAGTCGAACAAGACTGTTCAATCAAACTCGATCCTTTAACTCCTTTTAAACTAAGAAGAGGATCTGAAATATCAGGAGTAGAATGTTTTTGAGTTTGAAGTAAAAGAAGAGTACATACTTCAAGATCATTTGAAAGATCCTTCAGTTGATTAGCTAAAAATCCAGTATTTGCAGTTTGATCAGCATACGGTCCAGCTAAACACTCTAGATAATCAATGACCAGAAGTTTTACTTTCTTACCCAAGAGTTGTTCGCGTTCGATAACGGTTGACTTAATATCAGAAACAGTTAATCCTGACTTAAAGTTAAATCCAACGTTTTTGTATTCTTCCTTTAGAATTTCACCGATTCTAGCAGCTTCTTTAGGATCGTTCTTGAAAATATCAAGAACCTTCTTAAAAGAATAACCGGTTAGTCTCTGTACTAGTTTTGCGTAGACAATCGGTTTACCCATATCCAAGCTAAAGAACACCGAGGGGATATTATCTGATGAAGTGTTGTTCAGGTAATTCACCGCCATTGTTGTTTTACCAGCTCCGGGCTGACCTAGTAAACCACAAAGCGTAGAAGTACAGAACGTAACGTGTTCGTCTAATCCTTTGATCCCGGTTTTAATAACGTTCTGTTCGAATTCACGAGCGTACTTACCAAAGTCTTCAGTGATATCGTGAAGTTGAATACAGGGCTTATCGTCCTCTTCCTTGTCCTTACAGGTATGTTGACCTAAAGTCTGACAATAGTCTTGAAGCCATCCGGGTTTAGAACATGTGTATTGTCCACCTTCCCAATTATCAGTAAATACGGATTGCTCAATAATATTGCTATAGAGTTCTTCTTTTGAAAACTCTTCCTGTCCAGTTCTTGCCGATTGTTTTTTAAGAGCAGACTTACACATATAGTAAGTCGTTTCTTTATCGTAACCAAGACCACGGCAAGTGGCGGCAATCACCATCAAAGCAGCGTGGCGTTCACCTTCTTTGAAGTTACCCTGAAGAAGTGACCACTTACAATTTCTCCATTGGGAAGGTTTCTTATTTAGATCAACTTCGTAAGTTGATTTTTTAATCTCAGGTTTTGTTTCCACAATTTTAAATAACTCTTCGTTTGGAGTAGCCGCGTTCCATTCAAAATCGTCTTTGATGTTATCAAGACTAGACGCATATTTTTTAATGTCATCTATAGAAAGTGAACTCAATTGATTAAGAGTAAGCGGTACCTTATATAGTCCGCTTTTAGGGTGTTTAGTTCCCGGTACTCTAATAATTTGTGAGGCGTCATAGACAGATGAATCCGCCGTTTCAAGTCCATATGCAATCTTCTTGAGCGCAATCGCTCTAGCTTGATCAGGGGAGAGTGACTTATTTAATTCAACTTGAACAGTGAATCCCTTGTTGCCGCTGAAGTAGATCTGTACCGCGTTGTCTTTAACGCCATACTTTTTGAGTCGATCAATTGCGGTCAGGGCATCGATTCTGGTTTTTTCCAAATCGGTTTTACTATCGAAATCAAAAATAAGAACGTTTGTTATAACGTCGTTGATGCCACGAATGGAACCTGTTTTTTTAAACAGTTCGTACTGTTCGTGGTTGTAGTGATAGACGCTGGCATAGTAATCCTTCTCGCTATCAGTTACAAAACTATATAGTTCATTAGGTGAAATCAGCTGACCTTTATCAACAAGACCTTTGGTTACTCGAATGTAATTCATATTCATTACGTTATTCCTGTTGTAAAAACGGGGGTAGTATCGGGTAATGTGATACTACCCCCTTTGTTGAACGTCGATTGGGAGAGAAACCGACGTTAGCTTATGGCTCCGGGGGAAGGACTCGAACCCCCATTTTTCGCATTAACAGTGCGGCGCATTTCCATTATGCTACCCCGGAACTAAAATCAAGACTCCTGTGCTTCAAGAGCGATGATTTCAAATCGAACCCATTCTGGGATCTTTTCAATTCGATCCTTAATCTTTTCGGAAAGTTCTGAAGAAACCTTTCCGGAAGAAACAGCACCTTGAAGACTTTCAAGCTGAAACTTCTTACTTTCAAGTCGCAGAACTTGTCCCTTCTTTAGGACAACATCATCTCGAACCTTGATGTAATCAGGCTTACCTGCATCCTTGCTCTTACAAACTGAACCAACAACTGTACGTTTACTTTTAGCCATTTGAAACTACCTTCTCATTATCAGACGCGCTTTCTTCGGAAGCTTCAGGAGTGGTCTGACTTTCCTCCTGAAACATCTTCTGTTCGTGTTGCATGAGGGTATGCATGGTCATTAACCACTTAGCCTCAAGTAAGGATTGCCCAACAGAAAAGGCTTCCCTTAAATTTTTATCCTCGTTGATAAATTCCTTTTCATTAAGAGGATACTGAACCAATGCGTTCGCTAAACGTCTAAGTTGACCCGTGCTTAGTGTTTTAAGTTGAAGCTCAAACTTAGGCGCATAAAGTCCAAACATTGTTGCAGCCGCTTCAAACGGATCCTGAGATCCGCCTAGTGGTAGAGTTGGATTTGTTGTTTCTTCGCTCATTCCCAACCTCCTTCTTGCGTTTCTTCAGAAGTAGGAGCAGCTGATTTAGCGGCTGGCTTTCTAAAGGAAGAAGTCTTCTTCGTTGAAGCAGCTGGTGCTGCCTCTGATGTATTTGACTCTACCGTAGAAGGGGTTGATGTTGCAACCCCAATCTCAGGAGATTCCAAATCCGCTTCAGCCATGTCTTCGGTGGGAATACTGAATGTTTGAATCAATGCGTATTTGAGGGCAGCCGATAGCGCCTTATTGGTCGCCTTATCGCCGCTATCAAGTCCTTCTGCTGGGACCGGTCCAACGGTGACACAACTTCCGTCTTCAGCATAAAACGTATATTCCATCATCAGGGTGACGTGTTTATCAACACCGGCCTTTCCGTTTGATCGTGTGACATCCTTTAGTTCCTGAGAGTAATTCACGGAACGTGGAGATAGAAACACACCGTGCTTTACAAGAGCTGGATAAAGAGCATTAACGAATTGATCGATCCCACGGAACTTAAATCCTTGTGCCGTGTTCTTTTGATCCTTACCGATTGCTCCAACGTCTCGCATTACTGCTGACATCTTAGCGTAAATCTGTCCGGGTTTATTCGTGCTCATAGATAATGGTCCTGCGTGGATAGTATATTGTCCGGGGCCAATTGCTAGTGGTGATGCGCTCATCCTACTACTCCTTCTTGTACAGCTACGATCTTAAATTTTTCGATAGCAAAGTCTCTTCCCGGACCTGCTGGAATCCTTTCAGTGACCTCGGCTGCTCCAGTTTCAGGATCAAACTTGATCTTGGCAACCAACCATTCGCCAGATGAATTGTCTTTAAATGTTCCTAAAGCAACATGTGTTAGAGTTGAAACATTTGTTTCTTCTTCGGACTGTAATCGCATTCTTTTGGACATGTCATTTCCTCACTTTATTGTAAACGCAAACGCTATTAAAAAGCCTATTTATATATTCTTCTTTTGTTATCTTTTCAAAAAACCAACTGTGATCAAAGTGATCTCTATCCCAACCATCAGGATTTATAATACACAAACCTTTTGGTTGTGACAATTCCGAAAACCATTCTTCAGACGTTTTCTTTTCTTCCATTGGGCACCTTAAATGAGGCTTGAACACTTATGGTTCCATCTTGAGATCGATGAATTCTAACGTCATCTGAATTAAATTGATTAAAAAATTTACGAACAATAGAGTCGTAGTCTAGAAGACCTTTCCTATAATTTTGTTCGAGCTGATGTAATCCAACATCAGCCTCGACTAAATCGTTTGCTGAGTCTTTTAAAGACTTGCCCGAGTTATAGCCCTCAAAAAATGCGGAAACAACAAGGCAGTAATTTTCCCAGCTTTTATTCCATCTCTGGGCAAATAGAAAACACTCGTGCTCTATGCGCTTCATTTTTGTTTTCAAAATTATTCAACCTTTTCTAAATTATCAGTTTTATTTTTCCAACAATAATTTAAGTATATACAGGGGTTACCGTAGATGTTCTTGCAGGTTGAAAGATTCTTAGGAAAGACGTTAGCTTTAATTGCTTCATTGATTTCTGATATATTATCTACTACCACAAGCTGTGTCTGTTCGTCAATTTCTTCTTTTACTAGTTGCGTGGCTGCTTCTGGAAAGATCTCTTCTTCCCATGCGCCGTTGCATCTTTTTCCATTCTCGGTGGTATTATTGCATAATTTGTGCGAGGAATTGGATTCAAACCCACATTCAACACATTTCTTCTTCCTATTCATTCTAATTGTTTTAAGCATAACCGCAAATCCAGCGTGCTTATAACCTAGAGCGTATGTATAAAGCAGCAACTGTTGACTGGTTTTAACAGCATCTTCCGCGTAAGGCTGCGAAGCTGTCTTATTATCTAATACAGTATAATCTTCTCTATTCTTTAGTTTTACAATAGCATCGATATACCCAATAATACTAGAACCGCATTCTGAATTTAATTCAATCTGCTTTTGAATATCAACCACTTCTTCGATTTGAGGAAGTATATCTCGTATATACGCCTCAAGCATGAGATGCCCTTTGCGTCTCATTGAAAGCCAATTCATCAAATTAAGCAGCGCGTGTCTCGGTTCTAAGAACGGTTTGTACTGTCTTTGCGACTTTTCATTTTCTAATTGATCTTTTAATTCTTTAAGAGAGGTTAGTGTTATGCCCCTCAGAGAATCTTCAAATCCTAGTTCATTAGATTTTGTCACTAAGAATTGGATGTCGCTTGAATCAAGCAGTTCAGCGATAAAATCGGACTTAGCATAACCAACTAAAGTACAAAGAGGTAAACTGTGTTCTTTTTTATTGATAGTAATTTTTTGCCAATTCGTGTCGAAAACTGTTTTGTAATCACAGGTAATGGTCTTATTTTTTTGGAGGTCTTTTAGTATTGCATTTAGGCTCTCATCAATTGCAGTTCCGAATGCAAGATAAGCAGTTGCCGATCTTTCTCTTAGACGATCAACATAATGTAGCCTGTAACTTCTCGGGCATTGATTATATTTATTGATCTGACTAAAAGAAAGTCGGGTCATTTCACCATTCCCAAAAAATTACACCAATCAAAACGATCGTGCATGAAATTATAAATGCCATTAAAAATAAAAGTAAATCAACTAGCATCCGTTATTGAATCTATAAAACTTTTTGCCTTATCCATATTGGAAAAGAAACCGATTGTTTCACCGGTTTTGGTGGTTACAATCCAAGAATAAGTAGTGTATTCATAAAATAGAACTAGGTCTTTGTATACTGTTTTCATTTTTTAACCGGAATAGGTTTAATGTGATGGTAACCTTCTGTTACTGCTAGATCAATTTCTTCTAGGGTATGTTCCTTAGAGCGAAGGGTGACACCGGTGTTAACCGTGACAACCACGCTGTCTCCTCTTGAATAATAGAACGAAATTGAATTTAATGCAAGTCTAGTTTCACCAAGTGATGAATCCTTAAATATTAAAAACATTGTTGAATATCCTGAATGTTAGTTATCAAAAAAGGCTTCAATAATAGAGTTGGCTATTTTGTAGCCAGCGATTTGTCCTTCCAAGTAAGCGATATCTCTTTCCGTTGCACCTTGGGATAAGTTTTCTTTTTTATGTAAGAGTTCGCTATGAACACCACTTAGATACCTATACAGGAGGTCTATATTTTTAATATTGGAAGGTCCGTGAGTTGTGAACAATTCCTCTAGGTCAAGAGGCTGCGATGAGTCAGCTTGACGTCCCATTAATCACCGGTCCTGTAAAAGTTAACGTTTTTTAACAAAGAATCCCAAAGATAATTCTCTATTTTTTCCAGAGTTTCAGGATCGTTTTTGGACAATTCATAAAAAAAATCCTCGGCGTGTTGCGGATTTGTTTCTGATAATTCCATAACGTTTTTTATAAGGTCACTTGTTCCAAGTTTTTTATAATCAACACAAATTAAGCACATATTAATCCCGATATTGATCGTCCTCTTCTTCAGGCTCATCTTCTTCGTATCCAAAAACATTTCCGGTTTTGGCGTTATCGTCTACGATCTCCGACTTTATCAATTTACTTTCTTTACATCTTTGACAACGAGAGGAAACGTTTTTTGTTGAATAGTAACTAATCAGAACCCATTTATTATCACAATAAAGACAGGTGAATCTGATTTCAGGCATTACTTATTCCACCAAGGTGGCACAACCTCATCTCGTGTTTTCTCATCACAATTCTCGCAGAAGAAATATACATCTGTAAAGCCTGTATACTTTTTCCAGTTGTGTGTGCATAATTTTATTTTAACGTCTTCGCCGTCTTTGTTTTTATGACCGTTTCTTTTTTCTGAATTCAATGATTCATCAAAAATTATATTATTAAAAAAGAAATACTCATCATCTGGTGGATCGGCGTCTTTATTAGACTGATCAATCTGATACATACTCGATTGCATAAATTCTACGTACTTTTCATATAGTTTTTCATATAGCTGGTCATGTATCTCACGGACTTCATCAAGTTCAACTGAAGAATTAGAATGAGATTTCATAAAGTAACCTATTTTAGATTTAAGTAAACTCTGTTTAGCCAAGTTTTAAAGTCTTCAAAACTCATATTATTTTTAGCCACGTTACAAATCCTACAGCAAGGCAAAGAATTCCTAGCGGTATATCCTTCGTTGTTATTTTTCCGGTCCAGTCGAATTCCGGTTTTATTTAATTCACCATTACAATAAAAACACCTCAAAGAGATTAAATGTAAATATTCATTTTCAGTTAAATAAAATGGTTGTTTTTTATGTCTGGCGGTGTTTTTTGCAGATCTATACGGATTAGTTTTTTCCCATTCACTTCTTTGAAGTATCCGTTTTTGACGTATTTCCGGATTCATTCTTCTTTCAATATCATAACAACCTTTACAAATTGCCGAGTTATCTCTTCTATACCACCTGCTAGTATTCGAGATTTCACACTTTAGGCAATTCCCTGAATATTTTTTTCTTCCTCCTGTTTTTAATTTCTTAATAATATTCATAAGTTAAGTTCACAGACTCCGCCTGAACAAGCAAGCGACTCAACTCTAGATGTGTTGTCTTCCATTTCTTTAACTTGTTTTAAATCAATTTCACCAACAAGTTTTGAGTATTTTTCATAAGTTTCTTTAGAGCATTCTTCAAATGGGGTCTGCTGATATGTTCCTGTGTCATAAGGAAGCAAACTAATACCAGTGTAATTATGTCTACTATCCCAAAGACGAAGCTTGAGTTCTTCGATTTCTTCCTGTTTATAAGAAAT